CGAGAGATAATGAAGTTCCATTCCATCCAAGTAAATCATTGCCAGCTTTAAATTTACCGAGTAAAGACATAGCCATAATAGCTGCGGTAGTTTTATATGCTCCACTCTGGCCAGCAAGATAAATTGGAAATCCATGATCGTTTTCAACAATACCAATACCTTGTAATTCTCTGGTACAGGAATCGAAAACTAAACTAATTAAACTATCAATAACATTAGAATCATGAACATGACGTAAATCATACCAAAAAATATCTAATGCTCTCTTGTAATCTTCCTCATTTAAAACTTCTAATTCAAATGGAAGATTATTAACCACAGCATCTCTACCGAACAAATTAACATCAAAATTTTCATTTTGTTTAATTATTCCATTAATAATAGATACTTTAGGAAATAAACAAAATAATTCAGTTTTAAAATAAGTCATACAAAAATCTTGAAATGGTCTACCTAAACATGGAAATACATAAGATTTATTACCTACAGGAATACTACTCATTAAACTTGTAATTTTATCAAACTTACCATTTCTAAGATCGTTGTTGTAATAAACCAAATCTGTTAAACTAGCCTTAGTAGCTAGAAAAGCTTTCATTTTCTTAAGATCAACAATATCATCTGATATTATTTCACCAGATCCTGCACTTTTACCATTAATAACAATTTCTACGGTATAGTACTTTTCAGACGTATTATCATTATAATTGTAATAAGTTATTTCATCATTAATTCTCATATAAAAATTAGTAGCTTTGTAATTTACTTTTGACCCATCATCATTAATTTTAGTTTCTATAATATGCCCTAAAGCATCAATTGAGAAATTCTCAATCATAACCTCTCTTTGATGAGAGGTAATATTATTTTCAATATCTTCACTGATTGCGAACTCTCTCTTAACTAATTCTTTAAAAACTTCTCTTTGTGAATATTGTAGAATTTCAGAAATGAATAATACATATTTAACCTGAACCTCTCGTCTATTATCTTCATTTTTAATACTAGCACAAAACTTTTTAATAGCTTCAATCGCATATCTTGAGAGACTAATTTGTTCAATCGAAGATATAGTTTCCAATTGATAATCATTATATTTAAGATAATCTTCCAAATCAAATTTAGCTTTTACGTATGAGAGTTTACCCCAATCCGTAATTAATAAATCATCTGAATTCATTTCCCTAGCTACTCTAGCGCAGGTTCTTACGATCGGATGATTTTTAGGAGCTACGTCTTCATCTACCTCAGAAATATCATAATCAGGTAGATATAAAACCTTATTGATCTGATCCTTAAAGATAGTTGCAGAACCACCTTTAGATCCCATTGCAAAAATAATATTTAATGAGTCATTAAATTTCTTTTCGAAATCAGGATCGTTACATTTTTTTAAATGTCTATATACTGCTATAGCATAAGCTACGAGATTCATTTCTCCTTCAACTAGTATGTTTCTACGAGTTTGTGGACGAAATTTAAATCTCTGACCATTATAAAAACAAACGTGACCTACAGGAATCCATTCAGCAAAATCCTTTACATCTAATTGACGAAAACGTAAACCACATAATGCTCCGTCAACATTATATAAAGGATATACTAAACCATTATCCTCTAGATCTTTTCTATATATATTAAGTTCTTTATTATCATTTCCTTTTCTTAAAATTCCCTGACCTTTAAGAATATTAAATACTACATCATACTTTGGAACAATACCTAATTTCATAGGTTTAATAAAATCTGCTTCAAATGGAATATTTCTATTTTCAAAAAATTTTACAATTCCAATAGGACGCCTAGATGGATTATTAATTAAAAAATCCATATTATTTTCACAGGCTTCCCAGACTTCTTTAATTTTAGAACCAAGATTAAAAGGTGTATGTCCAAGTTTCTCAATACCTTTTTTCTTAATATTTTCTGGCCATTGTACTTGAGCAAGATCACATGCCATTTGCAAGGCATGAGCAAAATTAATAGCTCCACCACATTTCTGTAATATATCAAGGACATTATAAGACTTTCCAGCCTTTTCAGATCCTTCGTTTTTATCGGTGAAATCGGTGAGAAGATTTTTATCAGGAACATAACATAAACTTGGACTATTATCTTCGCGCCAAGAGATTTTAGCTCTCGGCCTTGACTCCACTCTTACAAATTCTTCTCCAGTTAATTTTGTGTAAAGTTGATCAATCGGAATTTTTGATTTTACACTTTCCACAAATTTATTAAATTCAGAAGTTACCTTATCTTCTTCGTCTGACACTAGGACTCCAATTAAAGTGATTTTGCTTTTTCTAGATAATAATCTTTTAGGAATTTATCAAGTTTCTTACGTGATTTTACTGCTGCCCATATTTTACTTTCAATAGTGTTTGATGTGACTAATTTATACTCAGTAACTTCTCTTGTTAAACCACGTCTATAGTTTCTATCATGCGACTGTGCATAAAACTCATAATTTTCAGTACATGAATAGTAGAATGATGCATTAGATTTTAACCACGTATGGCCGAACATGGCTGCTTGTGGCATGGCTACCATAATTCTACAACTTTTATCATTTAGCCATCTATCTAGTAATTCATTGCGTTTAGTATCATTTAAACCACCATAAATATAAGAAGCTATATCCTTATACTTATTATAGATTGTTTCGATTTCCCACCTAAAGGTTGCCCATACTATAATGTTATTGTCATCAGATTCAGCTAAGAACTTAGTAATAAAGTTATCTAATGCTTCTAGCTTAGCATTCCATGGTAAAGATACTCGATGTATCTTACCATTTTTATCTTCTACTACCGTGAACCCATTCATAATCTGCATTAAACGAATTCTGACCGCAACTTCATGTTGAATTCTTAATTTACCATCTATTATTTCTCCATCATCTCCAAAACCTTGTACGGCACTTATATAATCTTTCTCTATCTTTTTATAAAGCTTCATATGATCTTCATGAAGATCTACGTTTATAGTAACGAAGCTCCTAAGAGGGAGGTCGTAAACGTCTGAGCGTTTAATAAAGTAAGAAACAAGATCTATGCGCTTACGAATTTCTTGTTCTGCGTTATATCTTGGGAAATATTTCATAACTGGACCAATTGATCTTTGAGCACCATATCTAGATTCAAATTGACTATATGAATCTCCTAGAACTGATCCTAAAGCCTTCATTTGTCCCCAGATTTGGAAAATTGAATTTGGAGCAACAGTTCCTGATGCTAGAGATATATATTTTGCATATTTACTTATTTTTATAAATGCACGAGTTCTATAAGATGAATGTCCTTTTAATGAAGAAGATTCATCATAGTAAATTGCATCAAATTTTTGCATTTCGAAAAAATTATCTTTGATATAACTATGTTCTCCAGTTTTAGTTTTTTCAAAACACCAATTTTGCAGTTTATCATAATTAATGAATGATATTTGACCATCGCAAAATAAATTGTCAGGATCTCGTAGATTGAATGGTTTAAAATCGGAAAATTGACGCAAATCTTTAAACCATACATTATCATTTAATAACGATAAAGGTGCAAATACTATTGGTTTACGAATTAAACCATCATGTAATAATTTACCTAAAATGAATATACCTATTGGAGTTTTACCAGTACCTTGCTCAGCAAAACATCCAACCTTCTTTGCTTTTAATGCCCAAAGCACCATACGTTTCTGGTGCATATCAGCTTCGATTTTAGGAAATAAATAAGGGAAGCTTTGTTCCTCCCACATATCATTAATATCATCTATAGGTAAATTTTTAATACTTGCTGCATCTTTGTACAATTTAATTTCATTACGTAGATTTTCGATAATTGGTAAAACTCTGTCATCATAAATAATAGTGTGTCCAAGTTTTGTCTTATTAGTCGTAAATAAATCCGATAAATTCCATGGGGACATGTTCATATAATAGGAACAGAATTTAGATTTAGTTTCCCATCCAAATAATGAAACGTCCGCATCGGTTTCTATTAAAAATTGATCTGGACGTTTTTCATCCATGGATATATTTATTTTAGACATTCAATCCATTTCTCCCGTAAGCCTTCCCAACTAAATGGAATTGCTTTATTCCAATCTACAAATTCCTCTAAATCATAATACATTAAATATCTTATCTGTTTTTCTAAATAAAGTAACCCAATACACATAGCTCCACTTTTAGCTCGCTCCTCTAAGGTATCTAGCTGTAATTCCTTAAATGGATAAAGGTTCCGATAGCTAAAAGTATTAATTAATTTAGCTTCAGCATATACGGGCATTGATTTATATATCGCAAAGATATCCGGCTCACCCTTCATATCGGGTTTTATTACTTTTTCTATAAACAGTAATTTTCCATACTTATCTTTTTGTTCTTTTATAAATATTTGTGATCCATTAGATTCGCTCATATACACAGTTAAAAAATAAAGGGTGCGTGATTGCACCCTTTATTGTAGCACGATTCTAGTTCTCAGGAAACAGCTACTTCCTGAAGCTCTCGGTTATTCGGTCGTTCTTCAACTTCCTTACCGAGTTTCTTATCGAACCACTTCTTTTCAATGGGAGCAACATCCGTAGCCTGCTTCCCATAATAAAGCTTGTCGGGACGATATACCGAAGTTCGATCAAGACCGGCACAGAAAGCGTTGAACAGAATTCCATTCAACAGTTCCTTTGCGCTTTCGGAATTCTCCATTTCTGAAGATTCCACAAATTGGGCGATATTGGTCTTTTGATTATACAGAAATCCAATTTCGAACATTTGGACTTCCATATTGATCGCATCGACCCGCTTCACCCTGATCGTTCCACCACTCATTGTAGTAGTATTGCGAACAATCTTTAATTCAAAAATTACTTCCTTGTCATTAATGTCACTGGAGCTATACTTATCGATACGTTCCTTAAGAGGTACGATGGTAAGCTGACCGCCAATGGACTTATTCGGGGTAATGACGGTTCGCAGCGTTACCGGTTCCCCATTGGGGCCAGCAATGATAACTGCTTCTCCGTGCTTCGAAGTTCCGAAGCCCCGTTCAGTAAGAAAAATGTTTTTAGAAGCCATTACAACTTCCTTTCCAAACTACTCTCAAACGAGAGATATTATGGTGAATAGCGATATGCATTCACTCCATATATATTATAACAAAAAAGTGGCTTGTTTTGCGCGGTTATTTAAATAATCTTCAATCCATGGTTCAATTATATTTTTAACTATTTGATCATATTCTTCTTGAATATCTTTTGGAACATAACGCATTGATGTTAAGAGCTGTAATTCTTTTTGAACTTCTTTATTCAGTTCACATCTACCATTTCCATTATGGGCATCTTTCCTATGGCATTCTTCACATAATGTAATTAAATTATTAATATCATAAACCGAATAAAAATCTTCTTTTTTATCAAATTTAAAATCAGAGTTTAATTTTATTGGAACTATATGATGCATGTTAAAATACATATTTTTATTACCATAACATAAATTACATGTATAATTATCTAATTTAAAAATTAATTGTTTAATAGGATTACATATACCCATTCTCAAAGAGTTATTTAAATCGGTTAATCTTATTCCTCCATTTTCTAAACGAATTCTTTCATCTCTTGCTTTTTTAGCGGCAATCATATTGTTATATTGAGAACATTTACATGATTTAGTTTTACTATTAATTACATCTCGTGGTTTTGTTTGAAATATTTGATTACATTTTGGACATAATACATTCCAATAATCCATACCAGAATCTTTTTCTGGAATAACCGGATCAATTATTTTAAGATTATTTTCAGATATATAATTTCTATAATTTATTTTTTTAGTTCCTATACTAAGACCATTATTATTTTCAATTTGTTTATTCATTCTTATAGTTGATGCTTCTCGTCTATAACATCCACAAGAAACAGTTTTTCCTCGTTTAACTTCAGAAGGTTGAGTGATAAAAATTTTTCCACAAAAACATTTAAGATACCACATATCGTGGCCTCCAAGTTTTGTTTCATCATAAGGTTTTATTACTTCACAATTATGATATACTTGACCCTGCCAATCGTTGGGATGTCTAGACATTTTTCACTCTCCATAAAAAATGGTATCATAAGGAATGACACGTGTCAATTAAAATTTCAAATTCAGACTTCATACAAAAAGTTATGAGACTTGATGGAAGGTTATGGAGATTTGTAGATAGACCATATATTTTTCCAATTATAAATAATCAAGCCAAAAGAACTCTTCTGCTTGCAGCTAGACAGACTGAAAAATCTACTACAATGAGTGGAAATCAAATTGCTAATGCATGTTTAAATCCATATACTAGTTCATTGTATGTTGCACCTACATTCAAGCAAAGTGGGGTCTACTCACGTAAGAAAATAGATGAAATATTTGAAACATCTCAACTTTTAAATAAAACTTTTTATCCGGGAGTCAAAGGTTTTAGAATAGAAGAAAAGCGTTTAAAAAACCTATCCACTTTATATTTTCGATCTGCATTTCACGATGCAGATAGCATTCGGGGATTGACGATCGATTATCAGTATCATGATGAGATACAAGACCAGTTAGAAAATGTGGCACCGATAATCGAAGCTTGTTCTCAGAAACGTAAAAATGCCAAATATATGTATGCTGGAACTCCTAAAACTCTAGATAATAATATACAAAAAAAATGGGAAAAATCTTCACAGAATGAATGGCATGTAAAATGTATGCATTGTGGATATTATAATAAATTAGGAATAGAAGTTGTATTATTAGACAAGCCAGGTTTATGGTGTAGAAAATGTAAAAAAGAAATTCATACCAGATATGGATGTTGGGTATCTGCACAACAGTCTGAAATTCAAGGGTTTAGGTTACCTTATATTATTCTTCCAACTGAAGATATTGATTGGAGGGATTTGTATTTTAAAATGCGCAATTTTGACACAGGCGCATTAATGAATGAAACTTTTGGCGAATCCTAC